ATCTACTCAGATGTAGAAGCATACCAACCAGCACCTGTAGGAGATTATGAAGAAGTTTTTGAAGATGATGATGGATATCCAGATTAATGCAACCAAAGTTTAAGAAAGGATATTATCCCAACTTACTTAGTTGGAAAGAGTTTGTTACTTTAATTAATATCCGTCCATTAATGACATGTAATAGAATTGCAATACCTAAATTTAAAGGAGAAGAATATCACTGGGAAAATAGTTTTTGGACTCTAAATCAAAATTGTGCTCCTCCTTTAATCGTTAAACATATATTTCAGAATAATATATGTTATTTGAAGGATATGTCTCGATGTTCAAAAAAGGTTAATGATCTTGCCAAAAGATTTGAAGAAGAGTATAATGGAGCTGCAGATGCTCACATTTATATTTGTCGTAACACCTCATTAATTCATCCTTTTGGGATTCATTATGATCAGAGTCATAATGTTATAGTTCAATGTGAGGGGGAGACAAATTTTAAAGTATGGGATATAATTGATATAGATAATCCACCATCAATCAAAAATAATATGTCTATAACAGACACTCCTTTATTAGATGTAGATATGAAACCTGGAGATGCAATTTGGATTCCTAAATATTATCCACATTTAGCAACTTCTAATACTGTTAGAATGTCTGTGAGTTTCCCTATTGTATGTAATGAAGCTAGAGAACCAAGAGAATGGATCGAATTATGAATGTTAATTTAATCAGTGTCACTCCTGATGCTGAACAACTTATGGCATATGTTGCTCGTGTTTCTAACCCTAAGAATCAAGACAACGATAAGTTTGCTGGTCTTCTTAAGTATTGCATCAAGCACGGTCACTGGAGTGTCTTTGAGCAAGCATACATGACAGTAGAGATTAATACTACAAGAGGTATTGCGGCACAGATACTAAGACATAGGAGTTTTACATACCAAGAGTTCTCTCAAAGGTATGCTGATAGTAATCTTCTAGGTGAAATAGAATTACCTGAACTTCGCAGACAAGATGATAAGAATAGACAGAATAGTATTGATGATTTAGAACCAGAGATGGTTGAAAAGTTCAATCGACAGATGAATACTCTGTTTAGTTCTGCTTTTAGTTTATATAATCAAATGTTAAAAGCAGGTGTTGCAAAAGAATGTGCAAGGTTCGTTTTGCCCCTTGCAACACCAACACGCATCTATATGACTGGTTCTTGTCGTTCGTGGATACACTATATTAATTTAAGATCCGCACATGGAACTCAAAAGGAGCACATGGATATAGCAAATGGTTGTAAAAAGATTTTTGTAGAACAATTCCCTGCAGTATCTGAAGCACTTGAGTGGAACTAAATAATCTTACATATCATTACAATTCATGCCAACGTACCCTCTTAAAAATTTGAAGACTGGAGAGACTAAAGAACTATCCATGTCCATGTCTGCGTATGAGCAGTGGAGAAAAGATAACCCCGACTGGGACAAAGACTGGAGCCAAGGATGCGCTGGGGTTGGAGAGGTTGGTGAGTTTCAAGACAAACTAATCAAAAAACATCCTGGTTTTAATGATGTTCTTCATAGAGTATCTAAGATGCCTGGTTCTAAAGTAAAAACTATTTAATTTTATGTCAGCTAAATCCAAGACTAGGAAAATAGTTGTTCCATACGGAATGAGTAATAAGCAAATGAAAAGAAAAAAACCTATTAATACGGAATTAATGAGGACAATAACTCCTCTAACTCCAAATCAAGAAGAATTATTTCGTTGCTATGAAAACAATCAGAATGTAGTTGCATATGGATGTGCAGGAACTGGTAAAACATTCATAACTCTTTATAATGCACTCAAGGATGTATTGGATCCTAAGACTCCTTATGAGAAAATTTATATTGTAAGGTCATTAGTATCCACCAGAGAGATTGGTTTCCTACCAGGAGATCATGAGGATAAGTCATCGTTATATCAGATCCCTTACAAACATATGGTTAAATATATGTTTGAAATGCCAACAGAGGCGGACTTTGAAATGCTTTACGGTAATCTTAAGTCTCAAGGGACAATTGATTTTTGGAGCACTTCATTTATAAGAGGAACCACTTTTGATAAGGCAATTGTTATTGTTGATGAGTATCAGAACTTGAATTTTCATGAACTTGATAGTATAATAACAAGAGTTGGTCAAGATTCTAAGATCATGTTCTGTGGTGATGCCACTCAATCTGATCTAGTTAAGACTAATGAAAAAAATGGTGTGGTTGATTTTATGAAGATTCTTCGTATCATGCCATCAGTTGATATCATTGAGTTCGGGGTCGAAGATATTGTTCGTTCTGGATTTGTCAAGGAGTATCTTTTAGCTAAATTGGAAACAACTCTATGATTTTTGATCATTGTAATTACTTAGGTGACATTGAATTAGAAAAGAAAGAAACTCCTGGTTGTAGATTGTACCAACTTCCTGATGGTAGTTGGGTTCCTTCTATCACTTCAGTTACTTCCTTTTATAATCGTCAGATCTTTATTGATTGGCGTAAGAGAGTTGGCATAAAAGAAGCTAATCGTATTACAAAGAAAGCAACCACTCGTGGAACTGATTTTCATGAGGCAGTTGAAGTTTACATGAGAAACAATGAAATAGATTGGGAACAATTTAAACCTGCTACCAAGTTTATGTTTCATCATGCCAAACCATATCTAGATAAAATAAATAACATACACGCCATAGAGAGAACTCTTTACTCTGAGTACCTTGGTCTTGCAGGTAGGGTTGATTGTATAGCAGAGTATGAGGGTGAGTTGGCAGTTATAGATTTTAAAACATCAGAAAAGATTAAACCTGAGAAATGGTTAGAAAACTATTTTGTACAGGAAACCTTTTACGCTGCTGCTTACTATGAGTTAACTGAGATTCCTGTTAAGAAATTAATTACCATTATGGTCACACCTGGTGGTGAAGTAAAAGTATTTGACAAAAGGAATAAAGGGGACTATATTAAATTATTAGTACGGTATATAAAGGAATTTGTTAGTAACAGCACTAGGAGTCAGGATGGAGAATGAATTAGAAAAGGTATTGAAGAGTAAGTTCTTCTCCGCTGCAGGGTTTGCACAAGAAATTGAAACTTTAGTGCAAGTAAATAAAGACATGAATTACATTGATGCTATTATTCATTTCTGTGAACAAAATAGTATCGATTTAGAATCTGTTCCTAAACTTATTCCAAAACCTTTGAAGGAAAAGATTAAGTATGAAGCATCAGAACTTAATTTTTTAAAACGTAGTTCACGAGCAAAACTACCACTATGAATCCAGAAGATAATCTATTTTGGGGTGAACCCACTCCTACTGATTTGTGGGATGATATGAAAAAACTTGACGAATTATATGAAAAACTTGGTTGGAATCATAGAGATTATTTAGAGATTGCTATTGAAGGTAATCACATTACTATTAGAAATAAATCTAGAGAAGGCAGGTAAATGATGCCCTTTGATGCATACAGATGCTATTTGTCATTAAAAAACCACTTTACTAAAGACCACTATGATTATCATAAGTATCGTGGTAAAACCAGAGCAACAGTTCAAGCCTTTTATAAGAGGAAGGATAGGTTTTGGTTTGAAAAGTTTGCAAGACAGAAGAATGATAAAGAGGTAGAAGAATTCTTTGTGTCTAACTTTATATACTCTACTGATCCTGCAACGATGTGGATTGGTGAGATGATAAAAGAAGGAGAAGGGAGATATCAAGAATGGAAAAAGAAAAATCAATCACTTTCTTATGTTTTTAAGGAGGAAGTGGAGAATGTATTTGATGAGCAGAAGGTTGATGATGTGTTTGATTGTTCTAGAGGACATCCACCAATTCTTAGAAGTTATCTAGGGGGTGACACATCACTTGAAACTATGGTAATATGTGATATAATATTTGGGTATGGAAAGGATTTTGATAAACGATTGAATGATCCTGTATGGGAAACCGTCAGTCGTAAGATTAAAAAATATAAACCTTTCCTAAATATAAATGTACCCCGTTACAAAAAAATCCTAAAGGAGGTTGTCATCCATGGCTCTTGAAAATACCGCAATACTTGAAGAATTGAAGGAGAGGTATAAAAATCTCACCCGTCAACTTAATGAATTATCTAACACTCGCATTAAAATTGAGGGTGCTATAGATGTATTGCAACAAATTG